TACAGTGACTAAAAATCCACTCCTCTCAGTAGAACAAAAAGGGACCCCCTCTTTCAAGTCCCTAATTGTCACATCAAAATAATCCTTCATAAACTTGGCAAAAAGAATACCAGAAAAGTACTGTGCTGATTCACCAGTTCCTTTTTTGTACAAATGATCATCACCATAAACAATAATCCGGACAACTAGTAGCAGATGAGCTTCCAACTCCACCTGCTTCTCCAAAGGTGCATTATGGATTTGCCATACACAAAAAAGACAAAAGTATAAGGCCATTATCCAAGAATCCATATGCGAAGTATTAAAGGCACCAGATGGAACACCACCTACGATAATGGCCCACAATTCTCCGAACACTTGAGATATTCGTGTTATCATATTACGTAATAAAAATTTTATAATCTGCTCAAATATTGGATAGTCGGGACTACTCTTATCAAGGTGAACAGCCATTGTTGAGAAGTACAGGTTTACAAACATCTCTCGAACAGTCTGATCATAAAGTTTGGCATCGCCTTCTACTATTATGGGGTCAAAGCAGTTGTCAACATTAATTCCTAAATAGTTAGCTGTTGTATCAGCACCTCCATGAGACCATTTATGACCTATTCGGATCATACCTCTCTCTAAGAGCTGTCGAGGAAGGGATACTAGACGCTCTAAGAGAATGTATATGCCAGAAGGGATATTAAAAACACGAAGTTTTTCTTCAAATGCAACCCAATCCTCCTGACTCCATTGTTTACTAAAGGAAAAGAAGTTCTCGCACTTGGGCGGCACTGTCCAATAAATAGGAGGTTCTTTACCAGTGCGAAGATACAATAATATATCATGTAAATCTTGTTGAAATGTATCTACTTTCTTCCCTTTATTTGAAACACGAATCTTTTCCTCTTCTGACAGGATCTCATAAGAGCCTCCTTCACAAACCCCATTTGATGCACCTAAATACATGCCTTCTAGAGGTTTAAGAGAGAATTTAGTCGCAGTCTTCTGCTGAAGATTAACACCCAACATACGATACAAATGATCCATTGCTTCATTTAAAAATTTCATCGGTTCACGGGGGCGGTCATTCAAGCGCGGTCGAGCCATCGAAAGTATAGCCTTGGCAAATTTTCTAGGGTAAAGATTAGACATTGCGGCCACTACATGTGGCTTCCCATTAGTATGACCACACGCCCAATGCCAAGATGAGAGCTGCCGAAGACACATACTCTGCAATGATCGGCACCCTTTATCATTAAGCTGCCAAACTTCCTCCTGTAACTGTCTTTGTGTAATATGCATGTAAGGGAATTTATGCCTAAAAAATCGAGCATCCGCCCTCTTCAATGCATTTTCAACCATAGGATTAACAGAGCATAGAAGTTGAGACATCGGCCAAGGTTTCTTGTTCTCAATAGGAGGTCGAACTAATGTCATTGTTGAATCAGACATTAAATTAGTCTTAAAATATTCAACCTCAGAGTCCTTATATAACATCTTCCCATCAAATCCTAGGTATCCTAGTGAGCAGTTGATCATACCTGCTATTTCTCTAAACTGCTCCGACAAAGAACCTACCTCTGCCCGAAACTCTAGCCCATTTGTCTGAGGACCTATCCCTTTTACTGTTACTCGACAACCACAATGTTCAGAATGCGTCTTACAATCTACATTTGAATATTCAAGTCGCCAATTTAATGCCATATTCTTTCCTTTGGTCAATCGACGAGCTGGGGATCCTTTCAAATTTTTGTTCTGACGTATAATTCGCTGCAATGCGGAATGAGAATCGTATAGCGTGGGAATCGGAAACCGTATCACCTTGCTACACAATAAATTGCTTTTTTATTTATATCTAGGGCCAACCCGTTGATATAAA